GTCCAAGTAGACCAACATGAACTGGGTTAAAACCCCCCTAGTTCCCCACCCTATCACAGGGTTAGCCCTGGTGATCTGGGCCTTCTCGAGGCCCGGGTTGCATCCCATCCTCAAAGGTCTTCGCGACTATGCCCTCCCGGCCCGTTGCGTAGATCCTAGTCCGGCCCGCCGCCGGATTTCCAGCCCCTCCGCCCCCGAGGTGGAGATCGCAATCCTCAACCCTCGCCTGTATCAAAGCGACTGGAGAATCCTGCTGGGCACGATTCTTCTCATCGCCGCGTGCATTCTCACCTCTGACTCTCATCCTTACCTCTACCCTTTCGCCGTTCAATGTGTAGTCTTCTATGACTATTACCAGCGGTTGGTCAAACGATCAACTCGTCGAGCAGCGCTAGAGAAGCGGTACCCCTTTCTTAAATCTTGCGCCCCATCCTCGCCTGACAGCTTCCTTCCCAGCTTCCCGCCTCCTCTGACACCGGGGTTCTGTTGGGTCGGAGCTTTCATCCCTGGAATAGACATCAACAATCCGCCACCGGCTCTTCGAGCCAAGCTACTTCAGTGGTTCGGCCCTGAAAGCCCTTGGAACTACCTGTTCAATGGTTGGATTACCACGAAGGAACTGCTCATCTACATGGACGAGTTCCAGCGGGACAGCATAACCATCGCTCGCATACAGCCCGGCTATTATCACATTCATTCCGGTCCTGGCGGAGTTCCCGTCTCCCGCGCGTATGTGGCCTCTCTCCCACCCGCATGGTTTGGGCTCACGCCCGATTTCTTTTCCGATTCAGCCTTGCGCACCGCTGCATTGGGCATGCACATCGGCGACTATGCGCGCGAACTTGCCACCGCCCGCCACTGTGCTCCCTATGCCGTGGCCGAGAAACAAATGCATCACCTGATCACCGCCGGAATTCAACCGCCTCCTCCTGGTGCCCTACGCCATAAGCATCCCATCCATTACGCGCTGCGCAATCAAAACCGGCAAAAGGCTTCCATGCTTTTGGCAGGCCAACGTTGGTACGGCCTTTGGGTTTCCGACTCCTCACGTGACTATCTAAAGCACACCCCTGGGGTCGCCGATCCCGTCGACAGATTCAATCCACGTTGGGAGGCTAAAGATATCACCCGGTACAAGGGCTCCGCTGCCCCAGCATCTTCAGCCCCCTCCAGCCCGGCTCCCGTATGGTTTGCTGACGACGCTCTGCATCATCTTTCTCCTAGCACTGTGGGTTCTTGGTTCGACCTGCATCCCACGTTACGTTGCGTGGTTGCCACCATTGTCGTTCCTCCAGAGACCGCTTTCGGATTCCCTGCGCTCACGCCCGACTTGTACAATTTCGAACGTCGCGGTGACAACCTCATATACATCCCGGAAAATGATGACGGCGGCCACTACGTTCAACCATATGACGCACATAAATGGCTCACTGCAAGTCGGCTAATAACGCCGGACTCTGAGTGTCTTCACGTTGGCATGATTCACCAACAGTATGCCCACGCCTTGATCGTCATATCGCGCCCTGAGCTCATCGTGGAAAAGTATCGTGTCATGGACATGCCCAAACTGACAGAGATTGCTTGGTACGCGCACCCTACGTCCAAGCGTTTTGAACGTCTCACCACGACCTCCTTGCTCCATTCGCTAGTCTCTTACGCTGCCCGTGTGTCTGCTACCAATCAGCGAGATCTGTACTCTAAGGTCGCCGCCCACGCCTCTAGCACCTACGGTCAGACCAATCAGACCCAGATCCGAG